AGAAGATGAAGAAGATGTCCACGATTGTTTGTTACAATGGTCAATGGTTCAAGATTGTCGCGAAGAAGTACGAGCCAGAGCGGCAAACGAACCAAATTGCATGGATGATGATTCGCGACCCATCGATTACGTCAGAGGAAGCGTACCGCAAGTATTACGAGACGTTGCGCTCCGAGGTGAAAGTTTTATGCCCGTCATTTAGAAAGGAAGATGAATAACATCTTGACCGCGTTTATTGTGTCGGTATGTGTAGTTCTAACTGTGATTTTAGGATACTATTTGTGGACAGGTATTCTTCCTGGCGCAAAGTTGATTGAACAAAGACCTCCTCTTGATTCGGCCGAGTTGGGAGATACGCAAGCCAAGTTCATGTTTTTCTATGCTCCTTGGTGTCCTCATTGTAAAACAGCTCAACCTGTATGGGCGTCATTGAAAGAAACACTGAAAAACACACCATCTACGTTTGGTGGCCATACAGTTATCTTTGAAGAGATCAATTGTGACTCTGATAAAGGAAAGAGTGCTCTTTACAAAATAGAAGGATATCCTACGTTCAAACTCGAAACTGACAATAAGCTGTACGATTTTAAAGGAAGACCTTCTGTTGTAGCTCTTCAAAACTTTCTAACACAAACACTTGGCCAAAAGAAATCGACGTAATTTGGAAGATGTATGTTTAAAAATATCAAGCATATCCATTTTTTCCAGATCGGATGTTGCAGTTATAGAAGGATATATCAACTGTAATGTATGAGGTGTAGTTTTATAAACTCCACTTTGCTTAGTCGCAACTGAAATCAGATCTAATGCAAATTCAATTGGAGAAATAGTTTCCAATGTTTCAGCAGTAATAACTAACGATCGAGGACGAGGAAGAGTTAGAATAAGTGTAGTATCTGAAACAGGCATAACGCCAATCATATTTGGAGCAAAGAAGTCTCCGTCGATATAGACTTGGTTATACATAATTTGTGGCTTAAATACTCCTGGTAAACAGCATGAGCATTTAATGGCTTCGATAAGTGACACATTCTTTGAAAATAAAGTTGGTTTTCCCTTTGTGACATTCGATGCGACGATAAACAAAGGCATCTTTGCATCACCAATTACCTTATTTCGTATATCAAGACCAACTTCATCAAATATAGAATATACAGTTGTTTCAAAACGATTCATTGAAAATAATCCTTTCTTTGAAAGACACGATGTGATATCATAAATTCCAATTGACGGAATAAATGATTTTGTGGATAGATATTTTTTAGCCAGATCAGGAAGTTTATCAACAGGAAGACCAAATGCTATGTATGTTCCAATAATAGATCCAATAGAAGCACCATATACACCTTCGGGAAATTCTAATTTTTGATGTTTTGACAATTCAACTAATGCTCCAATTTGAAGTATACCTTTTATACCACCTCCGCCAAGACCAAGACGAGTAAAATGCTTCTGCATTTTATAATAAGTAAGAGTAGAATGCTACGAGCAACTGACGTACTCCAAGAACAACAACAACGACGCGATAATCGAATGGCTGCAATGGTTCCGGTAATTGCCCAAATTCAAGCAAAAATACGTCAACAGGCTATACATAACTCGAATGCTCCTTACATTTTGTACGATGTTCCAACCTATGTTTTCGGATATCCCCTGTTTTCGTTAAAAGAAGCACTTGAGTATCTTGTAGGCGAGTTTTCTCGAGCTGGTTACTGGGTATGGGTTGTTGATGCAAAGTATCTTTTCATTTCATGGGTAAAAGCTGTAAAGACTCGCGATGGAGGAAAACCAATTTTAACGACAAACTATCGCCCCCAAGTATATGATCCTGCATCTATAGCATTTCTTCCCGATGAAAGATAAGCATGGGTTGGGTAAAAATGAGTTACGATGAAACATGGCGTGTTACGGCAAATGCAGCTGCTCTTGCTATTTTCTATACGCTTTTAGGTGTTCTGATTTCGTTTGTGTTGTACCATGTATTCGATGAATATGATGATAACTGGAAGAAACGTTCATCTATGTTTCAAGTAGCAGATGTTTCACTTGAAATTTCTATTCTTTCAGTCATTGCTTTTTGGAGTGCACACATGATTGAACTTGCCCCACCATTGTTTTATGTTCGTAAGTCGTTGGATGTATTGGTAGACGGATATATTTCGGGAATTTTTTACATTTTTGCTGTTTTTATTTTTATGGATGATCTGACTGAAAAATTAAAATTTTTGTATAATAGTTATTTTGGAAAACACTTTAAAACACTATTTCCCCAGTACGGTTCAATTCTAGATTTATCATTATCCTATACTCCTCCGCGTAAAACGAATGAGAGTAAAACTGTGGCATAGAGACACCAAATGGATTGTAATCACTCTCTAGTTGTTGATGAAGGCCAGCATGTGTGTCAAAATTGTGGAACTGTATTTGAGCAACTGATTGATGAAGGAGCAGAATGGAGAAATTATGAAGATAGCAAAGGCGAAGATCAGTGTCGTACAGGTTTTACAACCTCTGAACTTCTGCCAGAGTCTTCCTACGGATCCATCGTATCATATAAGGGAATTTCATCTTCAAATGTATCTATGAAAGCAGTTCAGCGTCTTTCTTCGTGGTCTTTGTCATCAAATAGTGAACGTTCGTGGATGGGAATCTTTGACACAATTCAGCTATGTGGAAATAAAGTAGGGCTTCCTAAGTCAATTTTATTCGACGCATGTGCACTTTATAAAGGGTTGGATGAAGCACAGAAAGTGCGTGGTGAAACACGTCGTGCTTTGATGGGAGCTGCTCTATTTGTATCCTGTCGTAATCATCAAGCATCTAGAAGTCATGAAGAAATTGCAGCTCTGTTTAATGTAAACATTCGCAGTCTTTGTAAAGGAATTACTCGCTTTGTTCAAACTGAAAATACTGTACTTGATACTCAAATTGGAATTGCAGAAAGACTTTGTAGTACTCTTCATCTGAATGACAAACAGCGAGATGCTATTATGGACTTGTTGTATACTATTTCAACTAAATCAGAAGATGAATTTGAGAATACACCAAAAACAATTGTTGCTGGTGTAGTTGCTCATATTATGGGATTGAAAACAAAAACGACTGTAAAACCTGTTGCAGACGCATCAGGTGTTTCTTCTTTATCTATTCATAAACTTGTTCAAAAACTTAACCAGTAGAATAACAGAGTTCACCTGTAGTGCGATTGTAGTACATCGCCGTAAAACCACCAGCTGTTAATCTTGCAGTCGTATCACCACGAAGCGACTTTATTACGCAAGTGTTAGCTACTGTATTGTCCAGGGAATTGCCAGTTGCATTAATAATGATAGAGCCGATAGCCTGACTTGTTAATCCGGCACAATAACCAATCGCGATTGCATTTGAACCCTGAGCGGTTAGTCCAGCACTACTTCCAACCGCGACTGTTGTGGCGCCACCAGATCCGGTTGTAGAACCAGCAGCACCTGAAGCACCAACAAGACCCATAGGGCCTGAAGCACCCGAAGCACCAACAAGACCCATAGGGCCCGAAGGACCCGAAGCACCGGCAAGACCAACAGGACCTGAAGCACCTGAAGCACCAACACGACCCGTAGCGCCTGAAGCACCAACCGGGCCCGTAGCGCCTGAAGCACCAACCGGGCCCGTAGCACCTGAAGCACCCGCAACACCTACAAAGCGAGCCCCATTCACTAATAGAGGTCCGCCTACGTTGAGACCACCTGTGATAAGTTCACTGCCTACAACGGTTATAGGAGAAGCCGCTGACCAACCGGCACTGAAGGTTTTATCATAGTATATCGTCAAATTGCTATTTGCAGGATATACAGTGGCAGTTGATACTCTTAATTTGAGCACGTAATTGCCGTTGGAATTTAACGTTCCTGTAGTAATCGTTAGACCATCAACACTTGTTACTGCTCCAACAACAAGTGTAAGATCCGTACCACCGGTAGCTGTGAATCCAGTACCTGAAACTGTCAGGCCCGATAGCTGAGGAGTACCTGATGCATCAAATACTCCAACAAGGTACGTTGTATTTTTAGTTAGACCCGCTAAACTAAACGTAAATGACGTAGTTGTACCTGATGTAAATGTACGAGTAATAGCAGCTCGTACCGGAGCCATAGGAGGCTGAGCGGCCATTCCGGGGATCATTTTATATTTATATGTATATATTTTTTACGGAAAACCAACTAGGTGAGCGCCGATACCGAAACCTGAGCCAGTACGAGCAGACGCACCTACACTGGGGGCATATACATCAAGGATAGCAAAAGTGGCTACGGCAACGAGTGCAATCATGCCAATTTCAGAAAGCTTCATTACCTTACCAGGTAGCATGAACGCCGCAATGGCCACAGCGAGACCCTCAAGAAGATATTTTACTGCACGGCTTACTAGGTCGCCCATGTCGATACCACTTCCCTGAGCTTGTTTCTGTTCAGGCATTTTATAGAGTTTACGAGAGAAAATATTCGTTTAAAGTAGATATGCGTAAAACATTTCGCGTCAGTATAGACGAAGATGTTTCAAAAAAGTATTATATTCGTAATTCAGATCAAATATCTCTTGCCATTACTGCGTATTTAAACGATCCGGGTGGCTGGTCAAAGGATGGATATTTTTTTGATCCTGTAACAGAAAACGAAGATATTTCTATACGATTATCATCACCGCGAACAGTTACAAAATTATGCGGTATATCTCCTAAGTTGTCATGTGCTGAACTTGGAGGTCGTAATATGTATCTAAACGCAGATCGTTGGTTTCGTGGTTCAATAAAAAGTGGACAAGGTGTTGAAAATTACAGACAATATATGGTGTCTCACGAGGTCGGTCATATTCTAGGACACGAACATAAAAAATGCCCCTGTTCTGGTTGTAAAGCACCAATCATGATGCAACAGACACTCGGTATTGATAAATGCGTTCCAAATATAAAAGTTCGCACTAATAACAAATGAGTGTCATACAGACAGGATTGACTGTATTCGTTGTCCTAGCAGCGATAGGAGCGTATATTATGCAGATATATGGAACGGCCCAAGCGGACCAAAGATATAGAGTGCAAGGATCTACTGGTGATATAGATGTTGGGTTTTTAATATCATCGACAGTCCTAAACTCATGTGTAACGATATACTTGCTATACTATCTTCTACAGGTTCGATTTGAGAAACACACTGATTATTTTAATATTTTAGCCGGATTTCTAATTATTGGAGGTTTAGCTGCGGATATCTTTCTAGGTGTTTACATTGTTTCGATTGCAAATGCCTCAACTGAGAAAGATCAGGCTGCGTCCTATGGTTGGATTTACGGGATCGGTACAATCAATTTTATTGTACGTATGTTTTACATCATTCAGTTCCAGTGTTCTGATGTGTTAGCTCGTCGTGTTAAACCGATGGGCGGTCCTACAATAGTTGACCAAGTAAAACGACAGATTCTACCTGGCAGCACAGCCCCGCAACAACAGGGCCCTCGTCCGGATCGCGGCCCCAATCCGTTCGTAAAGACTGAAGAAGGTGGCCG